CCCGGCCCGGTGACGTTGCCGTCAGCGATGCGGAACGGAGCCAGCATGCCGCCCGCGCCCGTGCGGCTCAACGAGTTGGTCAGCTCGTTGGAGATGTCGTCCAGCGTGGTGTTGGCCCAGGTCGCGTCGATTGTGGTGCCTGGCACCACAGGGTTGCCTGCGGGCAGGGTGTAGACGCCGGATAGGTTGCGGGGCATGGTTCGCTCCTCTTACTGGTTGCCTCGGAGATAGCGCAGCAGCCGCGCAACCTCACTTCGATCCAAGGTGCTGCCTTCTTTGGCAGCCTGATTTTCCAACATCTGGATGAACGCCTGCTCGTTCTGCAGAGCCTCAGCCAGCGCGCGATCCTTGCGTGCGTCAACCGCGCTGCGGAGGCCGCTGAGCAAGCCGCGCCCGACGGTCGCCGCCGGGCCGCCAACGACGTCCAGGGCGACGTCACCCATGGCGCGCGCGGTGCCGGCCGCGAACTGGTCGCTGGCCGTATTACTGCCGCCGCCCGCCGTGGCCGAGCGCTTGACGCCCTGCACGATGTTCTGCCGGCGCAGGGCATCAAGAACGGACTCCAGCCGCGTGTTGGCGGTCGGGTCCAGCACCAGGTCCTTGCGCGGGCCGCGGGCTGCGTCAAGCGCGCGCCCAAGGCGTGCCTCGGTGATCTTGGGAACGTCGCCAGCTGCGTCTGCCGACACACCGCGCACGCGCCCAGTGGCAGGATCAATAAAGGCCTCGCGCACTTTTCCGGCAGCCTGTGATGCCCGCACTTGATTGGAGTCGCGCGCATAGCTGCCCACGACATCCTGCCACCGGCCGCCTGTGGCGCCGTTCAGAATGTTGTCAACCTCACGCAGCACGCTCATGGTGGCGGGAGACTCCCGCGGCGCGGCCTGGTATGCATTGGTCGGCACCAGCGGCGCCTTGCTGGCAAGGTTGGCGCGGATTGTTGCCAAGTGCTCCGGCGTGAAATCGGGGCCGAGTCTGTCAATCTCGTCGGCCAGCTGCTGCACCATGTTGCGCACGGCCGGGTTGCTGGCCTCAGCCGACCGAGCGGCCTGATCAAGGTTGGCCCGAAACGATGTCAGATCACGCGCAAACGCGGGCTCGTTGATGGAGCCCATGGCCTGGTTGTACAGAACGCTGCGGTTGTTCGATCGCAGTGCGCGCCGTGCTGCAAGATCGTCAGCGCCCCGCGTAGCCGCCATCACCTCATCTGCCACCGCGCGGGCCTGGTTCTGGTCAAAGTCGTACCAGTTCGCTCCGCTGCGGGCCCGGCTGCCGGCCTCAAGGCGCGCAAGCTCGGGGTTGCCCAAACGCGCGGACACCGACAGCGGGATGTTGCCACCAGGCGCCTGCGGGGCCTGCTGCCGCATGGACTGCAGAGTCTGCTCCAAAACAGCCCTGCGCTGCGGGTTCGTGGCGCCCTGCGGCACGATCGCCTCGGCCACTTCCTGCACCGCACGCGATTGCCCGCGGAACGGCATCGTGGCCGCATTAAGCGCTGACAGCGACAGCGGCAGCGCACCGCCAATCGCGCCGCCAAGAATCATGTTGTTGGTGCGAGTTTCACCCTCGCCGCGCGGCACGATCGCACCGTACCCGGCGCCCGTTGCAGCACCTGCGGCAGCCGTGGCCAGACGGCCAGCGCCAGCGGCCACCGGGATGCCAGGGATGGCCAGCGTGGGCAGGATGCCGCCGGCCGCCTGTAGCAAGCCGCCGCCGGTGACGCTGCCGGCCAGCCGCTTGTCCATCTCCCGCTTGCGCGCCACCTCTTGCTCCATGGCGCGCTTTTCGTCCTCGCTGCCGAACATGTCGGTGTAGAGGCCTTTGACGCCGGTGCCAAGGTCGGCCATGCCGGCACCAATGTTGGCCAGGATCTTGTCGCCGGTCGACATGCCAGCAGTCGGGTCAAACACCGGATCGGGCGCGACCGTCACAGGACCGTTCTGTGCGCGAAGTCGAGCCCTGGCAATCGCCAAGGCCTTCTGCTGCTCTAGCGTCATTTGTTCCATAGCGCTCGCTCCTGCGGCGTCATGGCCGCCCAAACTGCAGGATCAACACCAGGCGGCGCTGAACCCGCTGATGCGCCGGCGCCAACACGCGGCATCATCGGCAGCACATCCTCAACGCGCAGTCCGTTGCGCTCGGCCATGCTGCGGTAGGCAGCTGCCAAGTCGTTTCGTCGCTGATCGGCGCCCGCGAAAAGCTGACCGGCAATCGCTTGCATGCTTTTCAGTTGCTCGGGCGTCAGCCGGGCGCCGGTCATGATCTGGTCGGGCTTTTGCAGCAGACCCTGGAACACGCCGCGGGCGTTGGCGATCAACGCGTATTCGCTCTCGCGCACCACCGACTCGGGGTCCAGCATCTTGCCGAACGCAAACACCAGCGACACCTGCTTTGTCGGATCCTGCGCGATAGTGGGGTCGCTCAGCAGCGTCATGACTGTTTCAGCGTGACGCACGCCCTCGCCGATCTTGTCGGCCTTCTTGCCGTACTCGTTGCGCAGCGTGGTCGCCCGAGTGAAGTTGCGGTTCTCGTTGGTGTTGCCGGCGATCACGCCTTGCAGTGCCAGGCCTTGCTCTCGGAAATCGTTGCTGATCGCCTGCTGGCGCAGCCGGTCTTGACGATCGCGCTCCTCCCGCTCCTGCCGATCAATCGCGCCCTGCATGGTGGTGGCCTGGCGCTCAAGTGATGCGCGGCGCGCATCACGCGCAGCGAACGGGTCCTTGATGTACTGGCCATCGGGCGTGAGCATGCCGGCGCCGAGCTTCATCGGTTCAGACGCAGCCGCAGCGCGCTTGAGGAATTGCGCCTGCACCGGCTGGAAGTTCTCGCCGGCGTATTGGGCCGCCAGCGCGTTGAGCATGGCCTGCTCGCCCGCCTGGCCCTGCTGACGCGCAAAGGCCTGCAGGGCAGACGTGTCGACCTCCTGGCCATCGATCTTATCGAGCTCGCTGTACACCTTGCCAAGCCTCTGGCGCATGCTCATAGGCAGCGCCTGGCCAGGCTGCACACTGTTCGACAGCGTCCCGCCAGGCGACACCAGCGAGCTCATGGCCATCGGCAGCATGGCCCGCTTGCGCAGCTCGACGTCCTCGGAAAAGGTCAGCGGATCCATGATCAGTACCCCGCCAAAGGATCGCGGTCGCCGTAGTCCATGACGCCGGTGCCGGTGATGCCCTGGCGCCGGCGGCGCATGTCATCAAGCGCCTGCCGCTGGCGCTGGTTCATGCCAGCCATGCCAGCGTCCACGCCCTTCTGCTGCTGCCCGGCCATGTAGGCGGTGCCCATCTGCGCGATCGCGTTGGCGATGCCGGGCGCCACGTAGTGCTTGCCCACCATCTGGCCCTGCATGGGCTCCATGGCGCGGCCACGCAGTGCGTCAACCATCGCCTGCTTGCGGCGCATCTCGTCCTGCTCAGGACGCATCGCGCCCATCTCCAGCAGGTAGTCGAACATCAGGTTGTCGTTCATCACAGGCCTCCGTAGTTCACCATCAGGTAGCCGTTGGCGTGGCGCTTGACCAGGTCAGGGCGCACGCGCTGCACCTCTTGCGCAATCACACCGCGTTGCGGCATTCCCATCATCGTGTAGTCGTAAATGCCAACGCCGATCGAATGAGTGCCAACCCGCTTGAGGTTGGACTTCAGACGACGGTCAGAGAACATGAACGCGGCCGAGCCGAGCTGCGCGCCGGCGCCCAGCAGGTTGCCGAACGCGGCGTTCTGCGCGTTGGCAGCGCCGAGCGCGGCGTCGTAGCCCATCTGCGTGGCGCCTAGGATGTTTGGCGTCTCGGAGCGCTGCGCCGCCGCGAACGACGGCATGTTGGGCATGCTCACCTGCTGACCCGACAGCAGCGCGTTCATCTCGTTCAGCGACATGCCACGGCGCTGCATCTGCTCGGCGATCGCCTGCTGACGCAGACGGTTCTGCGCGTCGGCGAACTGCTGGTTGAGCCCATAACCCTGCGCAAGCGCCTGGTTCTGCGCCTGCATGCGCGCCAGATCCAGCGCCTGGGCCTGGCCCAGCGCCTGGTTCTGGAACTGCGCAGAGCCCAGCCCCTGGCTGTAGTCCTGGCCGATAGCCTGGTTGCGGAACTGACCGGCCTGCAGGCCTTGGTTGAACGCCTGGTTGGCGGCCTGGTTGTAGAAGTTGCCGCCGGTGACGTCCTCGTTGAACGCCTGCTGACGTGCACCCATCTGCATACCGAACAGGCGCTGGGCCTCGTTGCCGGCCTGGTCCAGGGCGTTGAAGCGCTCGTTGGCCTGACGCTGCTGCAACTCGGTCAGCGCGCGGTTGTAGGCCTCAGATCCCTGCGTGAAGCCCTGGTTGGCCAGGCGCGTCTCGAGCTGTTGCTGCTGGTAGTTGTGCACCGGCTGCATGCGCTGCATGAGCTGATCAGCCACACGGTCGCGGTACCCTGAATCCACCTGCGGCAGCATCGGGTTGTCACCCGTGTCTAGGCCGCGCTGCAGCGACTCGGTGCCGACATTGCCCTGCGGACGTCCGAACCCAAACGCGGTCGTGATGCCGGGCGTGTAGTCGGTCGTGCGCGTCTGCAGGTTGCCAGGAGCGTTGGCCAGGGCCATCTGCGGCAGCGACTGGTAGTCGAACGGGCGCGAGTATTCGCTAGACACGCGGTCCATGAAGCTGCCGGCCAACTGCGAGCGCTCGTTCTGCAGGCCGATTTGCGCGTTCAGCGCGTCCTGCAGGCCAGGCGCCAGGGTGTTGTTCTGCGTCCAAGACGTGACCGCCTGACCCGTTGCGGGGTCAGTCGTCGCCGACGTCATCCAGGACTGCGAACCGAACGGCGTGTTGATCGTCGGCCGGTTGGCAAAGTTCTGAATGTTGGTCAGCTCCTTAGAAGCTGCCGCCTGCGTGTTCGCCGCGCCGATGTAATCAGGCGGCGGCGGTGCTGATCCTTTTCCGCCCATGAGCGTTCTCCTTGATCCAGCGGCACTCGTCGTGCCGCATTTCAAACATCACACAATCGACTGTCTCGGCAATCCTGCGGAAGCCAAGCTTTTCATTCATGTGCAGGGCATCGTCCAAATTCTTGGGCGTCAGACCGTACACAGCTTCCATGCCGCATTTTATGAAGGGATACTCAAAGGCGGCCAGCCAGAGCTTGCGCGACAGCGAGTGCGGCCCGTCAAACGCGACGTGCATCCAGCACGAGGACATCGTCCAAGCGTTGTAGGCGACCGCGCAGGAAATCGTGCCGTCGTCCCGCATGCACCCGATCGTGCGCACGTCACTGCTCCACGGCAGCCGCGTGCGCTTATTCATCCACTCCCAAACGAGTGGATACTGACCGGGCTGATCCGTGACGAGGGTCACACCAGCCCCGCGTTGTAAAGGGCCAGCGCCCGATCGAAATCGGCGTCGCTGACACCCAGCTTGGTGGTCGCGCCCTGCCGCGTTTGGTCGATATTGAACCCCTGTCCGATCGACTCGGAAATCGCAGTGGCCAAGCGCTTATCCAGCGCGCTGTTGAACTGCGCCTCGGTCGCGCCAAGCTTCTCCATCGACCCCTGCTTGGTCAGCGGGACGTTGAACCCCTGCTGATACGACTCATAAATCGCCTGACCCAGCCGGTCGTCTAGCGCTTCGTTGAATTGTTCCGGGGTGACCTTGTGTTGAGACTGCAGGCCGGCCTGAATCTGCGGCAGCCTGTAGCCCTGCTGGTACGACTCAAAGATCGATTGACCGACTTGGTCGTTGGTAAACGGCTTAAGCGGCGGCGCCGTCATGGACGGCATCTGCGAAAGAGTTGGATTGAACAGGTTGTTGCCGAACTGCATCCGGCGGCCCATCGCCTGGCCATTCGGGGCGTTCTCAAACATCGTGACGCCAGGATTGTCAGATCCGGCAGGCGACGCGTTGCGCAGGGACTGAATCAAGCTCGATTGATACTGAGCCGGGAACTGCACGCCGCGGCCCATGAACTCGTTGACGCCAGCCTGATTGATGTCAGGAAACGCGCTCATCAGGTCGCCCTGTGTCACGTTGTAGTTGGCCAACAGGCTGTTGAACGGCGCAAAGTCGCCGCTCTCCTGAGAAGCCAAGAAAGTGTTGCCGAGCTGGCTGCGAACGCTGTCGTCCATCACATCACCCCACCAGTTTCAAATAGGACATGCGAGCTGGTGAACACCGTCTGCGGCAGGCCGCGCACCTTCATGCGCAGCGAACCGTAGTAGCCCAGGCCGTTGGTGCCTGCCCAGCCTTGGTAGGTGTTCTGCCCGGCCCATGTCGCCACGTTCCAGACTGCTGCGCTCCACACGCCGCTGTCGTCGGCCAGGTAGAACGGCGAACCGCCCACCGGCGACAACTGGAACTGCGTGTTGATCGCAAGCTTGACCGAGGGCGCCGACAGCGCAATGAAGATCGGCCGGACCATGCTGAACTTCTTGTTCTGCGCGGGCGTGCCAAAGTGCGAGAACGCTGTCTGCACGTCGCCCTCGACGTAGTTGCCGCCAGCCCCCACGGTGTCCGCACCGTCGCGGTCGCCGAACAGGCCCTTGCATGTCAGACCATCGTCGGTGCCAAAATACAGCTGGCCGCCGATCACCGTCGCGCAGCGCATCGGCATGCCGGTGAATTCGCACCAGGCGCCGGTGGTGACGTTCATGGCGAACTGCCGGAACGTGCCGCCGTCGTTTGGCAGCTTGATCACCAGCACCTCGGACGACGGCACCACGAACACGTTGAAGTAGCGGTTGTTGCGCAGCTTGCGCACTAGGGGCGCGAACACCGACTGGATCTTGGACGCGGGGCCGCCGGCCTGCACGTCCTGCGAATACTGACCCGTGATCAGGCGCGACATCGGCACCAGGCCGAGCTCGCTGACGATCATCACGTCGCCGCCGAACGGGGTGAAGTAGCTACCGAACTTGGGCACCGGGCCCACGTACCAGACGCCCTTCAGGCCGAACGTCGTCGCGCTGGTCGGGTCGGTGCCCTCCCACACGGCCACGTCGCCCTCGGTCCCCACGGCGATCAGGAAGTCATCGACCGAAAACCCGGCGTCGATCGTCCAGTTGAACAGCGCGGAAACCGAGCCGCCGTTGCGCAAGATCGAGCCCATGGGGAACGACGTCACGGTGCCCGTGATCGCGTCCACGGTGTCCATGTATCCGACGTTTGAGCTGCCCTCAAACGTGAACCAGACGCGGCGCTTCCAAACGGCAACCGTGCGCACCGCCGTCGTCATGCCGGTCACGGTTCCAGTGCGGTTGACCCAGCCGGAGGTGGTGCTGTAGGTCCAGTACCCGGCCCCGGGCGAGACAGCCAAAAGGAACGTGTCTGCGGCCGTCGAGAACTGCGTCGTCCACCAGTCGTCGTTGGTGCTGCCGGTGCCCGTCACTGCAAGCACTGGAGCGCCGCTGGCCGTCACGTCGTAGATGTTGCCGTTGGCGGCCATGAACACCTTGTTGTGGGCCGGGTTGGGCGCGGTGTACGAGAACACCGAATCCACGGCCTGCGGCACGCTGGCAACGGTGACCGCGGTGGCGTGCACCTGGTAGCCCTTGCGCAGCTCCACGCCCTGTTGGCGCGGAATCATGTTGGTCAGAACCAGCGCGTCCTGCGGCGACATCGCCGAGATGGGGTCGCGGTAGTTCAGGCCGCCAGTCGGTGCCGGGATGACAACTGATTGCGCAGTCTGTGCGGCGGCCGCCCTTCGCGGAGTCTTGAAGGGCCTGACGGGGACCAACGGCATGGTTTAGCCCCCCATGCCCGTGTCGGGCGTATTGATCAGCGGCTGGATGTAGGGGAAGCGGAAGTCGCGCGCCATCGACAGCACTGGCGCGCCCTTTTCGGTGTTCTTGCGGTTGTCGAACGCGATGTTGAAGTCGCGCATGGCAGCACTGCTGTCCAGGCCCTTCATTTCGAGCCACTTGACGCGTGTGTACAACGTGATGACAGTGGCGTCGAGCAGCGACACGTCGCCGTTCTTCGTCATCCGGTTCTTGTACAGCGTGCTGTCGTCCTGGTCGCGGACCCAGCCCGCAGACAGGTAGAACACGCTCATCGTCTGCGGCGCGCTCGGGGGCGCCAAGACGTAGATCTTGTTGTCGCGGACCTGCCAGTAGAACGACAGCGTCGGCAGCGTCGTGCGGATGAGCAGCTGCTGCCACATCTGCGGCGACACCGGGCCCAGCGACGGGAACTGCGTGGTCGCGTTCCAGTTGGTCTGGTCGATCCACTTGAACAGATCCTCGGGCAGGTCAAACGCGCGCTCGCGCTGATTGGCCTCCGAGGCCTGGATGGTCATGGCGTGACGCTTGATCAGCTCCTGCCAATCGAACATCGACAGCAGCTCGTTGCCGGCCATGTTGGCCGCCTGCACCATCTGCTGGATCGCGGGATCCTCAGAGCCCGCGGCATCGGTCGGAACGGGGTAGGCCACCATCCCGGCCACGTTTTGCACGATGGCCGAGAGAGTCGATTCGTTGACGATTTGGAAGGCCATCCCCGTCCCCCGGTGTTACTCAGCGTCCGCGGTCGCAGCCACGTTGCGCTTGCTGGGCTTTGCCTGCGCCTGGAGCGCTTCGATCATGGCGCGCATCTCCTCGATCTGCGCGTCACGCTTCTGCAGCTCCTCGTTCATCTTCTCGATCGGGGCATTGTTGGCCGCGACCTGCATAAACGCCTTGGCGCGCGACTTGTCCTGCTGGAAGCCCATGAACTTCTGGCCCAGGTTGTCAGGCGCATCAGCGAGCTGCTCGACCGTGATGATCTTGAAAAACTTGTATTCCTCAGCCTTGGCCGGCGTGATGCCAGGCAGCGCCGTCAAGGGCGTGCCCGTCACGGCCTCCTCTTGGCCGGCCTTCCACTTGTTGTAGCGGTCGCCAAAGCGCTGAATGTCCAGGGCATTGATCGGCTTGTCGATCACGCTGCTCTTGTCACCCGGCGTGTGGATGCGGATGTAGTCCGTCTCCACATAAATGGCGCGGCCGGCCTCGCGGCTTTGCGCCTCGTGCAGGACCGGCTTGCGGTAGAACTCGACGTACAAACGAGAATCGTGCGAAAAACGATTCTCGTTGGGTTGAGGTAGTGGAACCTCGGCGAACATAGTGGGTGTCGTGGGTTGCATGGTTTTCCTTTTTTAGTGATTAAGCGCCGGGACCGTCACCAGTCTCGACCTTCATGTCGGTCGTCGTTGCCGACGCCCCGATCCGCTGGCCACTGATGCTGGCCTCATCCGCTCCGGTCGGGTTGATGCCCTGGCACACAGCGCCGAGGCCCTGTGATGCAGCGGTATCAAGCACCGTCTTTGCGTTGGCGCTCACGGCAGCGCCATATCCGATGGTGTAGAACGTGAACTCAGCCACGGCCGACGGGTCGTTGCCATCGCTTGTGGCGTAGGCGCGGACGACGACGGATTGGCCAGAGGCAGCGGGCAGCGTGACCGCGCCCGAGTAGGTCGTCCAGCCGGTGTTGGCCGGAGCGGTTCCGTAGGTGTAGCGAATGGTCGCGCCTTCAGTGGCACATGCCAGCGTGAAGGTCGATCCAGGATTGACCTGGCCGCCAGAGGGCGACGCGGTCGGAGTTGCGGTTGCCGGCATGTTGATCTCCTGAATGGCAAAAAACCCAAGGGGTGTGGGTCACCCCAGCCCCTTGGGAAGGGTGACCCACGACAGGCCCACCAATTAGTTCTGCATGCGGCCCTGGAACTGAGCACCCGAGCAGGTCAGGTTGCCAGCCCATGCCAGGATCTGAACTTCAGCGTCCTGGTTGATCGCGTAGCGGCGATTCGGCGAC